TGAGGAGTTTGTACTAATTGTCTATTTTGATTATAAGACAACGTATTAACTAAAAGAGTTCCACCATCTAATCTTTCTACATTAGCTTTAGCAATACTACCAAATTTTTGTGGAAGAGACAATATCCTTGATTTATAATCTTCCTTAGTTACACAACGAAGTTGTGAAGCAAAGAAAGCACTAGCATTATTTCTTATTTCATCTACAGTTTGTCCATCAGTACCACCACTTGTCGCTTCGTCATTCGTAACGGATATTGAAACTCCAGATGGGGGATTGTTTACTACAGTTAATTCACCAGCTTGAACATTAGAATTAGCACCACCACCAACTCTATAGGTAAATGTTAAAGCTGTATTAGATGGTGTCTCACCTAAGTTAGGATTATTTCCAACCACAACTCCTATAGCACTTGGTATATCAGCAAGGTTAGTTCCGTTAATTGTTACACCAGCTTGTTCTACAGGATCAACATTTGAGCCAGAGTTACTAAATCTAAATAATCCATTACCAAAACAAGCTTTATATGTCTGAGTGTCTTCATCAAATTTAGTTGTAAACTTCTTAGTAGATTTAATATATTCAGCAACATATGGAACAGGTATGGAAGATGTAGTTCCACTAGCATCTCCTTGGTCATAAGCACTTGTTCTTGTCGGGTCATCCGTATAATGAGTTTGTTTTAAAATTTTATCTTGTGCTAAATAATCTACTTCGTACCAAGTTTGACCAGAACCATCTACACAACTTATAATTTCTATTAAGTTATCTTCACCTAAATCTAATTCTAAAAATTTAGTAGGAGTCGTTACATTAAACACCTTTGTTTTTGTTTCACCAGATACCGCACGTGCAAACCTTGTTAAGGTGTAAGAAGATGCCTCTCCGTTAGCATTCAATGTTGGAGCACTTATAGCAGGATCGCCAGAACCACTTGATGTGAAATCTATCTCATCTGTCGTCTCAAATAAAATTTGTGAATCAACGTTTGAAGCAATTTGTAGTCCACTATCTATTGGAGATGGTGCTGTCCCAAATAAAGGTTGACCACTATTACTATCAGCATCTATTGTAGTGGTTACCTTCAACCTAGCAACAGATGGTGTCTTATTAATAGGCTTGTATCCCAAGAACTCTGATAATCTTCTTATGTTTCTTTTCTCAGTTGCTGTTCCTAGCAAATTTTCTTTGTAATTATAATCTATGTAATATGAAAGTACATCACCTACATAACTTGATAACTCTATCAACATCATACCAGGTGATGTTTCGTTAAAATCTTTATATGTATCAGGAAAATAAGATTTAGTATACTCTATCAAGTCAGCTTTTATAGAGCTAAAATCTTTACTCGTATACTTTACGTTTGTCGGTTTTATTTTCTTTTTCTCTGTATATGCCATTAATATGCTCCATTACTTGTTGTGCTTCCAGCACCCACACCATCAAATGTAACTTGAACACTTTCTAAACTATTTGGTGCCCTTTGTATACTGAACACTAAATTTATGTTCACTTGATTTAAACTATCATCTTGGTTTATACCAATATCCCTTATCTCTACAAATGGTAACCATTTTTGAAATACATCCACAATATTATTTTCTATTTGAACAGTAATCTCCTCTGTCATCTGTTCAAACATTAATCTTTTTAGATTCATACCCAAGTTTGGTTGAAATACCCTCTCCCCTTGATGAGTTTGTAAAAGAAGTTTTATATTGTTTTTTATAGATTCTATCGTAGTTTTCGTAGATTTAAAATATCCATCACCACCACCTACTCTACCAAATGGAAACTCTATTCCAACCGATACCCTTTGGTCTTGGTCATCTACAAATCTATCTTTTCTTCTATCAAGTATTGCCATTAATAATCTCTGTTTATTTTATTCTTATCAAGTCCAACTTCTGATGTTAGTGATTCAACCGAACCTTTTGGATTAGCCACACCACCAGTTTCATCAACCTCAACAGTTAAAGTAGGTACAGTTACAGCAGTAGGAGCAACGACAGAAGCAACTGGTCCTCCAGCATTTGCACCAGTAGCCGTAGTAGGAGCAGTTGTTCCTTGTACACCTACAGCAGTAGCAGATAATTTTTTTACTGTAAAGGTTTGGTTAACAATAAAATCTTCGATTGCCTTTTCCAAACCAGATGCTAGTTTTTCTATATTATCAGAACCACCACCGATGCTTTCTTCATAAAGTTTTTTTATGTCTTTTTTAAGCCCCACGATTAAACTTTGCCTTTTCTTCTACTTTTTTCATTACTTGTGAATAATCCTTCGTGAATGCATCTGATAAATGTTCTGGTAATCCTTGGGTGTCTTCCGTTACAGATTTTGTTTCTGCTTCTTTATCAATATTTTTCCATTCACCACTATGAGCAGTTTCATTTAGAATATCATTAAGAATAGAATCTTTTGTAAGAGGAGCTGATGAAACAGGTTGTTTTTTAGGTGGAGACGAGACGGGTTGTGGCGCTCTATCTTCAACTATAACATCAGATCTATTATTAACTAACACTTCATCTAACTTTTTTTCAAGTACAGAAAATTTATAATCTAACTCTTCTCTAACTACTTCTCTTATTAACTTCTTAAATATATTAACCTTCATTGTTTTGACTCCTGTCGTTTTGTTCTATGTAATGATGTTTACTTAAAAATAAACTACCGTTTTGTGGATCTAAATCTTTTAAATCTTGTAATATAGTTCCTATCTCATCAGTAGGTGCTAAGTTTAAAGTTGCTAAAGTGCTATCTACCAATGGTAAAGCAACACCTTGAACATTTGCCCTTGATTTGTTTAATACTTCCATAATTCTAATTAATATTAATCTCAGTTCATTACCTAATACCATAGGTTCTGTTTTTTCTTTTGATTGTACTCCTAAATAAATATTATTAGAATTAATAACTGAGTAACCTGAATTGTTTAAAGTGAAATTCTTTCCAGCTCCAAAGTTTATATTGTTCTTTGCTGATACAGTAAAATCTCCACCCAAAGGATTTCTAGCATCAAATGTTATTCTATCAGAGAATATTATCATCTGGTCTTTATCATTTTTAATAGTTACATCATCATCTTCAAATCCAAACCTATAATTAAAACTATTTTCACCCTCATCGTTTCCTGCATTTAAAGAAAACGGATTTACTGTATCTCCATCTCGTGGAATAGGATCTACTGATAACCTAAACGTATTTTCATTTAAACCAAAATTTTGACTTATAGAACCATTTGACATCATGGATATGGTTGAACCAAAATTAATGTTCTCTGATGTACCTGAACTATTATTATCTATTGTTAGATTAGGAAATATTCCTCTGGATCCTATTCTAATAGAATTTCCATGTCTACCTTCAAGTGTTAAATCTGATAGCTTGGATAGGTCATACTCATCCTCTCCAAAAAAATCTAATATATCATTTTTAAACTTCTGAACCTTTGTGTTTTTAGCGTAAGGATAATCACTACCATACCCATCGCTGTTTATGAGAGATAAATCGCTGGTATCTCTCCCTTCTAATTTTTTACCATAGAAATTAGCCGATGAATTATTAGGATTGTTTTTGGTATTTAAAGGACCAATGTAATATACCTTATCTTTAATAATTGTATATAGTACAAGGTCACCCCTTGTAATAGAATCATTTATACCTCTAAGTAAAGGTCTAGCAGGTAACTTCCTTTGAACAGTTTGCATAGTGCTGTCCAAGGCTTTTAATTCAATCATCTGATATGAATTATCTTCTGTTATTTGTTTTACTTCATCGGTGTTATTTAAAAAAACTCTGTGAACCAACCCAAGGCTAAATGAATATGATTTAGATTCTAACTCTACTATAGGTCTGTTTGCCATTATGAGTCACCATACTTTTGTCTTATCTCACTCATATCCACAAGTTCATCCTTCTTCTTTTGTAAGTCTTCTGCTACATCTTCAAGAGAAGCCATAAGTTGTTCTTTTTCTTCTTCGGATAATAAACCAACATCACCTTCATCAATAGGTTGTTTGGACATTATTCTCTGATATAGTGTGGCTAGCTTAACAAGGTTATCATCGTTCTTGATACCAACATCCATCAGTTCCTTAATAATAGGACCTACGATAGCGATGTCTTCGATACCTTGTATGTAACCATGCACCTCTTGGATTAACAAGTCGATTTGAGTTTTCTTTAACTTGTTG